CGAGGGCGCCTGTGTGGTGACGGTTCAGGGGTCGCAGTATCCTGACACTTGGCCTCGTCTTGCTTTGTTTGTTCCCACCATTGTTCCATGTCTAGTTGGAACCATTCCGCATCGGACATCTCGCCATACGGGTCAACGTCTTTATCCAAAGACATACCTAACTCTCCTCTGTAAGTTAATAGGCGTTTCTTCTTCACTTCTTGCCGTCCACGTTCTTACCGTCTAGCCATATCTCGCAGTTACCACCGAACGCAGAGTCCCCACCGTGTTCGACCTTGAACTCGGAACGCTTGGCGTACTCGTGCCATTCCTTCCCCGTCATGCGGAGTTGAATGTCTTTCTTGTAGCACCACCCGTAGAACATCGTGCGTGCTGGGAGTTTGACTAAACGTATGGACATTGTTTATTCCTCGGGGTCGTCATCAATCTCTTCGATTTCGTCCACAACCACGCGCAGAAAGCGCGAACCCTCGAAAATCTCAATCACCTCGTAGTCTACTCCTGCCTTGTCGAGCAGGTCATAAAGTTCTTGCGGGGTCATGCTTCGTCCTCCTCGTCTGCCTCGTCGTCCAGAAAGCCATTGATATGCGCCATGTCTGCAACCTCGTCCTCGCTCATGTACTTGAGACAGGCCATGATCACGGTGTCCCTGTCGAGCATCCCGTTCTCTATCAGAGTCAGCACCGCGCTCGTAATCTCTCTTGTGCCTTTCATCGGTAGAACCCTCCTTTGTTGTTGATACCTTTCAAGTCCTCGCGGTTTGTCGAGAGGATATAGTTGCTCTTGTGCATCGGGACTACCGTTCTAATCGGTGGTGCGTCCTCGCATGCTTTGTCCATACATATCGTGTAACCAATCGCAGCGCGGCGAATATTGAATTCGCGTTTACACTTTCTACAAACATTGATCATATGAACCTCGCAGAATTAGCCTAGCGGAGAAACTGTTCGCGTCGATATATATTTGTTTGTTTCGTAGTCTGGGAATTTCCCAGACTCGGTTTGTATCGCGGAGTGCTTTTCTAATCGGTTTTCCATTTTATATATTATAGCAAGAAAGGTTTACAAAGTCAAGCGGTTTGTACGAGCGGGGTCTGTTCCAAAGTGTTCCAGTTGTTCCAACTTGTTCCAATTTTCGAGGTTGTACAATGGGACAACCGTGTTCAGAAACGTGGACACATTGATAAGTAAAGGAGCGGTGTAAGTGCTTGATTTTATTAGGTAGAGAGAAGAAGAGTAAGTAAGAATAATAATATAATATATCTTAAAAGTTAGGTGTGTGTTCCAATGTTCCAAGAATTTTGAGAGTGAATGTCTGGCTAAACTTTTTAACACTTCGCAATTTTGCGCCAAGTCCACGGGTTGTGTTCCTTGCATTATCCTGCCTACCCTAAAAATCTTGGAACATTGGAACAAGTCGCGTAAGTGCTTGATATGCTTGGCAAAAACTTGTTCCAATCAAAGATTAGACTTGGAACAACTTGGAACAGAGTTGGAACAGGGTCTGGGAATTTCCCAGACTTTGCTTATGCCATGCCTCTCCACGCGCTCGCGCGCGCACACCTATGGAACTGGTATGTTGCGCTAGGCGCAAAAAAAGCCCGGCGAGCCTTTCGACTCACCGGGCTGAAAGTCGGGGGGCTTTCGCCCCCCTTCCTGTTAGGCTTCGTCGCCTTCGTCCGTCTCGCCTTCGGCTTCGGCTTGATCGGTGGCGTACTTGTGAAGTACCGCGATCATTGCGTCGATCGCCTTATCCATTACTTCGTCGGGGTAAGCCGTCACGTCGCCCCGTTCGTAACTCGCATGGTTGGGTGATCGAATCGCCTTATCAATGTTGATAGCAAGGCGATCACCGAAAGGCTTCGTCTCACCGGCTCGCGCGGCTCGCGGCTGGCCAACTTCACGATCCTTCAGCAATCGGACATAAGCCTCTTTCAGATTGCGCCATGCGTCGGCATAGACGTTCTGGAAGTAGCCCTTTTCGGCTTCGACCAATGCGCCAAGTGTGGGCGACTCTTTCTTGAGTTTAGTCAATTTCACCCCGGCGTAGCCCATGACGTAGCCCGGCGTGAGTGACGTTCCCTTGCCTTCCGGCACAGTCTCGCCATGCTGTGCAAGGCTATATTCGCCCATGCGGCGCACCGCGACTTTGACCACGTTCGACTTGTCTGCAGTCCAAGCCTTCAAGACTTCGGCATTGAAAGCCTTGCGCTCTGCCGTGTCCGGCTTGAAGGCGACGAACCCCGGCCCCCACAGGGCTTCGGCCATTGCGGCCGCTGCCTTGCCACCGCGTGAGGCGGTATAGGTGCCCTGTGCGATCAAGGCGACGGACGGGGTAACTTCGGCCACGTGGGCCGCGACTTGCTTCGACTTCATAACTTCGTACCTCATGCGCGGCCATCTGCGACTGCATCTGTAACCGGCATGGCTGAATTGAACCATGTAAACAATGCTTGTGCAATCGGAATCTGTAACGCATTGATTTTACTAGGCTTTTTCCGCGTCGGTCTGGGCTTTTCCCAGACTCGCACCCCACCCATACCCGGCCCCCCGCTGTGTGCGTCGGAGTCCCGCGCCGCCCCGCCCCGCTTTGATCCACACAAATCACTAGGCATTTTTCAAGGTTTTGACCCCCACCCCCCTGTATATAGATACACCCCCCTTGATGGTACCTACAGTTCCCCCTAGTTTTACTAGGTACCCCAGAAATCGCATTATTTCCCGAGTATTTCCGTTCCCCCATCTAGTAGGGTCCAAGTGAAAGCTTGGAGGAGCGAGGCATGACGGCCACCATGCCACCTAGCCCGCATGTACTTTTTCTCGTACCAACTTTGTTGTGACTCCGGGTGGCACCCAATCAACCCGACCTTGCCATGCCGCAGCGCCATTACTCTGCCATTTTTATACCGGGCCACCACTTCACCGACCTCGTTCATGACCGGGCCGTCCCAGAAGAACATGTTTTCCTCCGTGCCCATCCAGTCCACATCTGCCGTAGTCATGTAAGACCGTCTTATCTCAGCCTCCGGACTCTTTATGTATAGGTCAACTTGCAGCCCCGGAATGAGGTCGAAGTACCCCGGCCCAGCCCAATAGCCACCCATACAGATCCCTAAATACGCCCCACCTTTCTGCACAAAAGTTCTAACTTCGCCAGCCCGATCTTGGAACATCTGCGACCATTCATCAGCTTCGCCAACTCCACCGGGAAAAGCGACTAACTGCATCGACTTCATTCTTCGTGCCGTGCAGTCCTCAATCCCAAGTAGCTCAACCCGGAACTGATCCCCCAAAGCCTGAAGCATCCCGATACAACAATGGGCCGAGGCATGGGGGTGCTTGTGGAATAGGCCGATCTTGGGACGCATGGCAAAATCTTACCCCCACCCCCCTTATATATAGAACACCCCCGTCACTTATTTGGTACCATGCCCTTTCCTTTTATATATTTTGCTTGTAGTATCCGTTCACATGGCAGAGCCAAACAGCTTTCCGTTTGTTCCGGACATTGATGACGACGTTCCTCTCCCGAAGAACGCGACCGAAGCGTTGCCTCCGCTGACCCCTGCCGAAGAGATTGCCATGCGGGCAAGAACCGCTAAGTGGATCTCTGACATTACGCAGACTCCGATTGAGCCTACGAAGGACGATGTCGAGGCGGCGCATGAATTAGCGCGTGACATTGTTGAGAACCCGGATAAACATCCGGACTACGCACTCTATCCGAACGAAGTTATAGCGATGTACGCCGGTATCGCTGCCCAATACAACCACATGATCGTCAAAGACTTGGCGGAACTGAAGTTGTATGTGGTTAATAAGTTGTTTATCGAAGCAGAGAAGGCCGAAGACACTAAAGTTCGGCTGCAGGCACTCACTAAATTGGGCGAAGTGGACGGTGTTGATGCGTTTAAAAAGCGAACTGAGGTCACTCATGTCGCTAAGCCCATTGAAGAAGTGGAGAAAGAGCTGGCCTCCGTCATCCAAAGCCTCAAAGCAAAGGCTATCGACGCAGAATATACGGAGATTAAGCAGCCAATCGCCGCAAAACAGGTGGAAGAGTGTCCTCAGCAGCAGTAAATATCACTAGGGAAGACCTAGAACTGCTGGAGAAGCAGCTTCATTCGATGCCGGATGAGAAAAAACGGTATTACGCGAAGCTTTTGACCGATTACAAGGGGCAAGTCACGCAAAAAGTGGCTAAAACCTCGTTTTTAGACTTCATTGAACACGTTTATCCGGGCTATAAGGTAGGCCCGCACCACAAACGCTTGGCTGCAATCTTTGAAGACGTAGCAGCAGGCAAAAAGAAGAGAGTCATCGTCAACATTGCCCCGCGTCATGGCAAGAGTGAGATGATTTCGTACCTCGCGCCAGCGTGGTTTTTGGGTAAGTACCCACAGAAGAAGGTCATCATGGCCTCCCATACCGCAGATCTCGCGGTGAACTTCGGTCGTAGGGTTCGTAACTTAGTTGGGAGTGACCTGTACCATGACATCTTTCCTAACGTCGAGCTTCAGGCTGATAGTAAGAGTGCTTCTCGTTGGGGTACTAATTCTAACGGCGAGTATTTCGCTATTGGTGTGGGCGGTGCTCTCGCTGGTCGCGGTGCCGATCTCTTTATTATTGATGATCCACACTCAGAACAGGAAGCTAAGCAGCTACGTGCTGATGTGTTTGAACCCGCATGGGAGTGGTTCCAGTCAGGCCCAGTCCAGCGACTGATGCCGGGTGGCGCGATCATAGTTGTGATGACTCGGTGGTCCAAGATGGACCTCACGGGCAAGATCGTCGATCACATGATTAAGAACGAGGAGTCGGACCAATGGGAGGTCGTGGAGTTCCCGGCCATCCTGAATGATAAACCGCTCTGGCCTGAGTTCTGGGACATCAATGAACTGCTGGCTAAGAAGGCCAGCATGGACCCGCGATACTGGCAAGCCCAGTACATGCAGCAGCCGACTTCGGAAGAAGGTGCGCTGATCAAACGAGAGTGGTGGCAAGTCTGGGAAAAGGAGAGTCCTCCCCCATGCGAATTCACAATCATGGCTTTGGACGCAGCCCAAGAGAAGTCGAACCGAGCGGACTACAACGCCCTGACGACGTGGGGCGTGTTCTTCAACGAAGAGACCAACAACTACAACATCATCCTGCTGAACAGCATCAAGGAGAGACTGGAGTTCCCAGAGCTAAAATCCCTCGTGTTGGAGCAGTACAAGGAGTGGGAGCCGGACTCATTTATAGTCGAGAAGAAATCAAACGGCGCAGCGCTCTACCAAGAGATGAGGCGCATGGGAGTGCCGATCAGCGAGTTCACTCCGGGCAAGGGGCAGGACAAGATTAGCCGCGTGAATGCGGTGACGGATTTGTTTTCGGCCGGAATTGTTTGGGTTCCAGACCGGCGTTGGGCAAAAGAAGTCGTTGAGGAATGCAATGATTTCCCCAGCGGTTCACATGATGACTTGGTAGACTCCACGACACTTGCACTCATGCGCTTTCGGCAGGGCGGGTTTATTCGCCTACCCAACGACGAGCCAGAGCCGACCAAGTGGTTTAAGAGCCACAGGCGAGAAGGATTTTATTAGGAGATTTAAATGGCTATTGATAAAGGTTTGTACGAAGCACCGGTTGGCCTAGAGGCTCTTTCGGCAGATGAACCTGCGATTGAAGTTGAGGTCATTGAGCCGGATGAGATGGAGGTTGTGTTCTCCGAAGAGCGCCCAAGCGCCAAGGATTTCGATGCCAACCTCGCTGAGTACATGAGTGAGACCGAGCTTCAGAGTTTGGCTGGCGAGTTGGTCGGCCACTATGAGCAAGACCTTGCATCGCGTAAGGACTGGCTCGACACATATATTAAAGGTCTCAAGATTCTAGGCATCCGGTACGAGGAGCGTACCGAGCCGTGGCCGGGTGCGTGCGGTGTATTCCACCCGCTATTGATGGAGAGCGCCGTCAAGTTCCAATCGGAAACGATCATGGAGACCTTCCCGGCGATGGGTCCGGTCAAGACCAAGATCATTGGTCGTGAGACTCCTGAGAAGAAAGACTCGGCCATTCGCGTGGCTGACGACATGAACTATCAGCTTACCGAGGTGATGAAGGAGTATCGCCCGGAGCATGAGCGCCTGCTCTTGTCCCTCGCCTTGTCGGGCAACGCCTTTAAGAAGGTGTACTTCGACCCTTCGCTCAATCGCCAAACTGCGGTCTATATCCCGGCTGAAGATATCGTGGTGCCGTATGGCGCAGCCAACATTGAATCAGCCGAGCGTGTTACGCATCGCATGCGTAAGACCAAGAATGAGTTGATCAAGCTGCAGTACGCAGGCTTCTACCGTGATATTGATCTTGGCGATCCGATTCGCACGATGGACGAAGTTGAGAAGCAAAA